GAGGGAAGTCAGGCGAGTCGCGGAGCGGTGGGTGAGGCTGGTCGAGGCGAGGACCGGCGCCCTGCGAATCGGCGTCGATGAGGCGCGACATGTCAGGGCGGCGATGCGTGATGGCCTAGGCGTGGATGAGATCCTCGACCTGACCACGGCGTGGCTGGCGGCGCACCCAGGTCAAGCGCCAGCATCGGCAGCGATAGTGGTGGAACGATGACGCATACAAGTGTCAAGCGAACGTCAGACAATTGTACGACCGAGGCGTCCCGCTGCGGCTGGCGGCGTGGACCGTCAACGACCGCTGCGGCTGCTACATTTATGCGACGACGGCTGGTGCGCGGGGCCCCGCCAGAAGTCGATATAGGGCCCCCCGGGGGCGGGGGCGATAGAGGGGGGCCATCACACAAAATTTTCCCTGTTTTTGTCCGATGACGCGGCACGAGCACATATTCGGCAGTTTCGTTGCGGCTCCTCGTGACGGCACTGACAGGGAATGGATCATCGCGCAGTGCAGCTGTGGAGCCCGCACGGCGATTCTTGAGCAAGCGCGGGAGCGGGACGCCTGGGAAGGCGAAATCCCGCCTGAAATTGCGGAGCAAGTCTATGCCTATACATGAAGACTACGACACCCGTCGCCTTTCGAGGATTGAGTGGGTGCTAGAGCGGCTCGACAGGGCCGCAAAACGGGCGCAAGCGCCGGAAATGCAGGTCATGTGGTCTGCAAAAGTACGGGAATATCAACGATTAAGCCGGAGGGAAATTGGAGATGGAGCTCAACAATCGGGTAGAGGACGGCGTATTTAGCGATGCCGAGGCCGCTCATATTCGGCAACTTTTGCGGCCAATGAGGGAGGCGGCAGGCTGGAGCCTTAGAAGAATGTCGCACGAGGTTGGCGTGTCGCCCAGGACGTTGTCTAGGCTTGAGCTTTGCAATCGGCGCGTAGACATACTCGGCTATTACGACGGCCCGGAGGCCGGTGACCGCCGAAGTGTCTGGGCGCAGCAGTATTCGAATGCTCTGGGTGTTCCAGAGGCAGACTTTTATGACTTTTCAGACGCCTATGACTTTCTCAAATATGGAGTATGAACATGACAAAACGATATAACGTAAGAGCCGCCACGGGCCGGAAAAAAGACGACGGTAAGTCCTTTATGGTGAACATTGGGTCGGCATGGGAGGTCAAGGGCGGCGGTTTCAGCATTTCCTTGGATGCTTTGCCCTTGCCGACCTACGACGAGAAGTACGGGCTCCAGACCCGCTTGCTGATGTTCCCCGCCGACGAGGTCCAGGCGCAGGCGCAGGCCCCCTTCAAGTCGGAAGGTACGCTTGATGACGAAGTCCCCTTCTAAGATTTCGACGCGGGAGGCCCGCGGCGTCCTTGCAGGCAACGACGACAACAGAAAAGCGGCGGTTTTGGGCGAATTGGATGCCCTGGCCGGGGCCGAGATCACAGATGTCTTGTGGTGGAACTCGTCTGGCGATGTCACTGTCCGGTCCAGCGAGGATTTGCCTGACAGAATGCGGAAGGCAATCAAAAAAATGAAGGTTCGGCCCACGCCTGACGGCAACGAGATCGAAGTCGAGATGCATGATAAGCTGTCCGCCCTGCGCCTGCTGGCAAAGCACGAAGGCTTGCTGGACGCGGGCAGCGACAGCAACAAACCTACCCTGATTGGCATCAACGTCAAACATGCTGAAGTCGAATATGAGGTGAGAGATGGCCCGGAGGAAGGGAGCGACGGCGCGGAGGCCGAGAAAGGCGAAGGCTGACGTATCAGGCCTTCTCAATCTCGACTTTTCTACATCGCCGATATGCAGCAAGTTTCTGCAAGACGATGCCTTCGTCAGGGGTATCATGGGGCCGGTCGGCTCTGGCAAGTCCTATGCCTGCGCCGCAGAGATCATGCTGCGGGCGGCGAACCAGGAGCCTGACCCCGCCGATAATATTCGCAAAACCCGCTTTGTCATCGTCAGAAATTCGTACCCCATGCTACGGACGACGACCATCAAGACATGGCAAGACATCTTCCCGGAGCATATCTGGGGGCCGATGCGCTGGAGCCCGCCGATTACGCATCACATCCAGCTGCCGCCAAAAGACGACATCCCCGGCATCGACTGCGAAGTGCTTTTCATTGCCCTCGACAAGGACGTTGATGTCCGAAAATTGCTATCGCTGGAAATAACGGGCGCATGGGTGAACGAAGCAAGGGAGATGCCATTAGGCGTCATCCAGGGGCTGACGCATCGGGTGGGTAGATACCCCAGCCGCGCCATGGGCGGCGTGACGTGGCGCGGCATCTGGCTCGACAGCAACGCCATGAGCGATGATCACTGGTGGTACAGATTAAGCGAAAAAGAGCCCGTCCGCGGCGAATATCCATGGCACTTTTACCGGCAAAATGGCGCAGTCGAAGAGGCCCACGAAGACGAAAACACCATCACGTCGGCGGGTAAGCACTGGCACGTCAAGGGCACGTCAGAGAACTACAACAACCTGCCGCCCGGATATTACGATCAGCAGCTTGGCGGGAAGAACCTCGACTGGATCAGATGCTATCTGGAGGCCAAGTTCGTCTACGTCCAGGAGGGCAGGCCTGTCTGGCCCGAGTTTGATGACGACACCATGGTTGCCGATGGCCTGGAGGCGAACCCCGACATGCCGTTGCAAATCGGCCTCGACTTCGGCTTGACGCCTGCCGCCTGCATTGGCCAGCGTCAGCCCAGTGGTTGCTGGTTTATCTTGGGCGAGGTAGTGTCCAGAGACATGGGCCTCGCCCGCTTTGCTAACGACCTCCTCATGTTCTGTAACCGCTATTGGCCCAAGCATGAACTCGAAATATTTGGCGACCCGGCGGGCGGTCAACGGGATCAGGTCTTTGAGACTACTGCATTTGACCATTTGCAGACCATAGGCCTGAACGCCCGCCCTGCCCCGTCGAACGACTTCCAGGTGCGCCGTGAAGGCGGCGCCCTGCCCATGACACGGCTGGTGCAGGGCCGTCCCGGCCTCCAGATCGACCGTAGCTGTAACCAGACAAGAAAGGCGCTGGCTGGCGGCTATCACTTCAAACGCATACCCGATTCGCGGGGCGCGGAACTGTTCCGCGACATGCCCTATAAAAATGAACATAGTCACATTGGTGACGCCTTCGGATATCTGATGACCGGCGGCGGCGAACACCGGAGGATGACGCGGCGCCCCATGCACAACAAGCCGCATATTGCCAGGGCGGACTTCAATGTCTTCTGAATTCGTCTGGCCCACGGCGGACGAACTGCTTCAGGCCGTCAACCTGCCAAGGCGCGGCGACATAGTCGAATGCCAGCCGCATCACGTCATGGCCATGGAACTGCGCGATGTTGATATCGGTGCCCTTGGCGGCGGCTCCATCAGGGCTTTCGCCGATACGCTGCTGGCGTATCCAGCGAAATATGCTGGCCTCGTCGAAGGCGAGTGCGTTGTTGCATTCGGCTTCATACCGTACTGGGATGGCGTGGCCGAGGGCTGGATGTTCACATCCAAATACCTGTCCCGCGACAAATTCATTTTCCACCGCGCCGCCACGAAAGGCATCGAATATGTCTATACATATGCCGGGCTGCGGCGGCTCCAATTTACAATCCATTCATACAATCCTCTTGCAATTCGATGGGCGGATGTATTAGGTTTCGACCTGGAAGGTCGCCTGCGAAAATATGGCCCGGATGGAGCCGACTACTTTATGTATTCCAAGGTGACAAAATGAGCGGGGTTTTCGGCGGCAAGCAGCGTTCCCGACAGGAGTACGTTACGCCGAATGTAGATCTCTACGGCGAACCTGCGGCGGGGGCGCAAATAGCCCCGGGCTATCACGCCGTTGACACAGGTCGAAAGAGGTATCTCATCCGCGACAGCCATGGTCCAGGTCAGGAAGAATGGCGCACCGGCACGAAAGCCGAATACGACTACGAGCGCAACACTACGACAAGCTACGGCGAGTATGGTGTGCCCGAGATGTCGGTCTTGACCGCACCCGACCAACACGGCAACAGGTACAAGCGCCGCGCCTACGACACGAAGGTAGAGTCGATCTGGCAGGTACAGCAAGATCCGGCGGCGGCGAAGGCACAGGCAGAGAAAGAGCAAGCTGCGAAAGAGCAAGCCGCGAAAGAGCAAGCGGCGAAGGCAGACGGCAAGATCAGCACGGCATCCAGCACCACCACTGCGGCGGCAGCGGCGGCAGCGGCGGCAGCAGCGCCGCAGGTCATTCCCAAGACCACGTCAACGCCTGCCGACACACCGGCCTTTGAGGCTGGCGAGACATCCGCCCTCGTCCAACAGCAACAACAGATCACCGCCAAGGAGTCGAAAGGTCGAGGCCGTCGCAGACCGCGGCGCAGCCGCGCCACGTCTGACGCCTTCCTCGGCGCTGGCGGCGCAACATTAGGAGCATGACAACATGAGCATCTTCTCCTCCAAGCCGTCGCCGCCGCCACCCCCGCCGCCGCCACCCGACAACACCGCCTTTAATGAGGCGCTGCAAGCCAGGATAGACGCACAACAAGTGCAGATCGACGCGCAGAAAAAAGAACTGGAAGAACGTATCGATACACAAGAAGCCCGCGTCGAAAGTGAACGCAAGGAGCAACTGCAAACGGCGGCGTCAGCTGCGAAAACTCGGCGCAAAGGCCGACGCCTGCTGACAACGCAAGACAGGAAATCGCCGGAAGTTGGGCTACTCGATGACCCGAAAGGCTCTAACAAAACGTTGGGACCATCGCGAAAGCCCCGCCGAGCGGGGGCGTATAATGCCTGAAGATACCCAAGACAAGGTCTTCATCAGAAACCCAAAACATCGAAAAAAGACGCCAAAGGAAATCAAGGAAGAAAACGACAAGAAGGCCGAAGACAATGGCTAGAATGACGGTCGAGCAAATCCTCAAGCGCCACAAACGCGCCGACGCCAGAAAAGAGGAATGGCGCAGTCTGTACGAGGAGGCGTATGAATATTGCCTGCCCGGGCGAAATCTGTACGACACCTATGAGGGCCGCAGCCGTGGCGCCAGGAAGAATGACCGCCTCTTCGATTCCACCGCCGTGGCATCCACGCAGGGCTTCGCCAATCGGCTGCAGTCAACCCTCTTTCCGCCATACCGTTCCTGGTGTCGCCTGGAGGCTGGCCAGCACATACCCCCGGAGGCAGCCCAAGCCGTCCAACAGATGCTCGACTATTACCGCGAGATGATGTTCTCCACCCTGCGGCAATCTAATTTTGACCTCGCTCTAGGCGAGTTCCTGCTTGACCTTTCCGTTGGCACAGCCGTCATGCTGGTGGAAAAAGGCACCTCTACCGAGCCGATACGCTACACCGCCGTGCCCGCGTTTCTGGTCAGCCTGGAGGAAGGCCCCCATAACACAGTGGAAAATGTCTACAGAAAGGTCCGAATGCGGCCAGACCTGATCCAGCGCACATATCCCTCGGCTGAACTGAACGACGAATTGCGCCGCCTTGCCGTTGACCGCCCGGAAGAGGAAGCGGACCTTTTGGAGGCCACAATCTACGACGACGACCGTGGTGAATATTGCTTCCATGTGATCCATCCCGGCAGCAAGCATCTGCTGCTGGTCCGCTACAGCCTGACCTCACCTTGGATCATCAGCCGCTTCTCCAAGACCGCTGGCGAAATTTATGGCCGAGGTCCGATTCTCAGCTGCCTCGCAGATATCAAAACGCTAAACAAGGCGAAGGAGTTCCTGTTGAAGAACGCCTCGCTCTCCATTGCCCCCGTCTTCACCGCTGCCGACGACGGCGTCCTCAACCCGGAGGTCGTCAACATTGCCCCCGGCGCGATCATCCCCGTCGCACGGAACGGAGGCCCGCAGGGCCCCTCCCTCATTCCCCTGCCGCGAGGCGGTGACGTGCAGCTGGCCCAGCTGGTCATGCAAGATATGCAGATGTCGATCAAGAAAGTCATGCTCGACGACAACTTGCCGCGGGACGATATGTCCGCCAGGACGGCTCTGGAAATATCCCAGCGGATGCAAGAGCTATCGCAGAACCTTGGGTCAGCATTCGGCAGATTAATTACTGAAATGATGGTCCCACTGGTGCGCCGTACCCTGGCGGTGATGGACGAGGCTGGCCTGATCAAAATGCCGCTCAAGGTTGACGGCCTGGAGGTCAAGATGGTCCCCGTATCTCCCCTGGCGCAGGCGCAGAACAACGAAGAAATAGAAAAGGTGATGCAGTGGATGCAGATCCTCGCCAGCTTCGGGCCGGAGGGCCAGATTGCCGCCCGCACCGACGCCATCGTAGATTTTATTGCGGACAAACTTGGCGTACCAGGGGAACTGCGGACAACCCCCCAAGAACGACAGCAAATGCAGCAGATGGCTATGGCCGCGGCTGCACAGGCGGCGGGCGTCGAAAACGCCAACCCCGGCGACCTCCAGGCGGCGCCCGCCGCCGCTTAGACAGGAGACAACATGGTCGATGACACCGGCTGGGCCGCACTTCTAGCGCAACCCGGCGAAGAAGACACCAGCCAAGACAGCATCAACAAACTGTTTGCACGCGTCTTCTCAACCAATGACGGCGTCAAGGTCACCGCCTACCTCCGCGCCAAAACCCTCGACCAACCATCGTTCTTGCCGGGGTCTGACGCCTCATATGGATATGCCCGCGAAGGTCAGAATTCCATCGTCAGAGAAATCGAAAACAGAACCAGAATAGGGAAACAAAGATGAGCGATGTAGCCATGGCCGATACAGCCATCGACGACTTGGTGCCGGATGTCCGCGATGATCAGGCGGCGCCGCCCGACGAACTTTCACATAGAGACGACCTTGACGTGGGCCGCTTCAACCGCCCGGAGGGCGATGACGCCCCCAGGCAAAGGCCTGATTGGTTGCAAGAACAATTCTGGAACGCGGAGAAGGGTGAGGCCGACACTGAAAAGCTCGGCAAGTCCTACAACGAACTCCGCAACCAATTCAATGCTGATGGCCACAAGGTGCCCGAAGACGGCACCTACGACACCACCGAGATCACGCAGGCTGGCGTTGACGCACAAGATCCCATGCTGCAATCGTTCACTGAATGGGAGAGAGAATTTGGTGTTTCGCAGCATGCCTTCTCGTCTCTGGCAAAAAGCTACATCGAAAATGGGCAGGCCGGGATGGAGGAGGAGCAACGTAGCATCGCCGAGGAGCGATCAATCCTCGGGCCCAAAGCCGATGACCGCATCCAGGCTTCGGCGCAGTGGTTGGCCCGCATGCATAGCCGGGGCATTTTGAACGATGCCGACTTTGAAGAGGCCCGCATCATGGCGGGCAGCGCACATGGCATCCAGGTGTTTGAAAAAATACAGGCATTCTACGGGGAAAAGATGGCCCCCATAGAGGCCTCGACCGATAGTCAGCGGCCCGGAGCGGAAGAACTTTCCGCAATGGTCGCAGACCCGGAATACCAGACGAATGCCGCCTATCGTGCGAAAGTCGAGAAAGCATTCGATGCCGAATATGGGGGTGTCAGAGGCGACAGCCAGTCGTTGACTGTGCCGATGTTCCGTGATTGACCTCTTCATCGACGAAGACGGCGTAGCATTTTGTTCATGCTCGTCAAACTACTGGCTGGCGTTTTTCGACGACAGGCCGGATGCCGAGACTGCGGAACTGAAGGAGTTACGCTGCGTCAACTGCGGCTCATCGATTTTGCCAAACCATAGCCTGCACTAACCGGAATAAAAAAGTCTGACAACCTGCTTGACATTTGTATGATCTTTTGGCAGATCATAGTTGGGGCAGCAACGCATTGCGCCTACCCCGGACTATCTGCCAGCCGGACATCTCCGCAACTGGATCGAAATTAAAACTTTGACCCAGTTAAGGAGGCAAAAATGTCAACTGGATTATCACCCGCCTTCGTCACACTCTTCTCCGAAGAGGTGAAGCAGGCATACCAAGCCGAGAGCAAGCTGCGAAATACGGTGCGTCTACGCACTGGCGTGGTTGGCTCCACGGTGAAATTCCCGAAAGTCGGCAAAGGCGTGGCCACCGTGCACACTCCCAGCACCGATGTCGTGCCCCTAAATTCCACCTTCAGCCAAGCGACGGCGACCCTGGCAGATTATGCGGCACCGGAGTACACCTCGATTTTCGATCAGGCGAAGGTGAACTTCTCGGAACGCTCCGAGTTGGTACAGGTTTGCTCTAAGGCTATCGGACGCCGTCTCGACCAGATGGTGATCGATGCGCTTGACGGCGCGGGCACGTCCCTCACCGTTGCCAATTCAATTGGCGGATCAAACACCAACATGAATGAGGCCAAGCTGCGAGATGCTCACAAGCAACTCAATGCGAAGAACGTGCCAGCCGGTGATCGGTACGTTCTCATGCATGCCAACAACCTCAATTCGCTGTTGAGTCAGACCGCTGTAACGTCTGCCGACTTTGTGGCAGGCCGTCCGTTGGTCAGCGGTCAATTTGGTGAGTACATGGGCTTTAATGTCATTGTTATCGGCGACATGGACGAGAACGGCTTGGCCATCGACGGCAGTTCCGACAGGAAATGTCTCGCGTGGCACAAACACGCCATCGGCCTAGCCGAAGGCATTAGCTCTCGCGTCGAGGTCAACTATGTCCCGGAGAAAGTGTCCTGGCTCGTGTCCGCGCTCTTCAGTGCAGGCGCTGTCGGCATCGACGCCGAAGGCATCGTTGAAATCACCTGCCGCGACACTGCCGCCGCAGCCTAATCCATAAGGAGGATAAAAAATGGCTTTTGCAAGAGCGGGCTGGAATCCCATCGGCGGTCAGAGCCGCAAGGGCTCGGCCCCACAAATATGGTCCTACACCAGTACGGATGCCCAGAGCGTAATTCGGGCGGCTTCGTACTTCGACTCGGTGTCAGGTGACGTAGCAGTCAACGATGTGATTTTCTGCGTCAGCGCATCGGGCGGCACGCCTGTGGTCAGTATTTCGTATGTGAATGCGAATGCATCCGGCGTTGTCGATGTCACTGACGGTCTTGTTGTGACCGCGACCGACAGCGACTAGCACTAACTAGGTGCGGGGCGGCGGGGCAACCTGCCGCCTCGTCCCCATTATTTTTCTTTGGAGGTCTGATGGCGACCGGCGACACCGATGTGAACATTTGCAGTACCGCCCTCAACCTCCTTGGCGAAAGCGAGATCTCGTCATTTTCTGACGGCTCAGAGATTGCTGGCGTCTGCGACAAACTCTACCCTGGAACCAAAAACACAATGCTGTCGATGTATCCTTGGTCGTTCGCCACCAAGAAGGTGCAGCTGGCACAACTATCATCGACCCCGACGAACGAGTGGACTTACGAATATCAACTGCCGCCTGACATGATCATGTCCGGGCCGCAGGCCGTCTACAATTCGACGGCGACGGGCGCCAGCCCTGTTGCCACCGGCTGGGAAATCCTTGGCGACCGTCTGCAAAGCAATGAGACAGCCATCGTCATCGACTACCTGTTCAGCGTCGATGAGGCGTCAATGCCTCCGTATTTCGTCCAGGCTTTGCGCTATGCCATGGCGGCGCATCTCGCTGAACTGGTCACAGACCAGATCGAAAAAGCAGAACTTTGGCACAACCGACTGTTCGGCGTGGCAGCTGAAAATGGCCGCGGCGGATATTTGCGTCAGGCCATGCACATGGATGGCCGGGGGCAGATCCCCAGCCGCATACAGACGTTTGCTTTGACAGATGTGCGCTGATGTCGCGGGTATTTCAAATCCAGACCGATTTCACGATTGGCGAGATTGATCCACAACTAAGGGCCCGCGTCGATATCGATCAATACTACTCGGCGCTCGACAAAGCTCGGAATGTCGTCATTCAGCCCCAAGGCGGATTGGGCCGCAGACCCGGCCTGAAGTTTATCCACACCATTCCGTCCGGCGACAACCCCGAAAACGGCTGTCGGCTGGTCGCCTTTGAGTTCTCCGTCAGTGACAGCTACATGCTGCTGTTCGTCAACAACAAGATGTTCGTCTATCGAAACGCCGCCCTCGTCACCAACATCAATGCATCGGGCAACGACTACCTGACGACGAGCATCGGATCAGCCACGCTTGCTGATGTCTATTTTACTCAGAGCGCCGACACCCTTATCCTGGTACAGGAAGGCATGGCGCCACGCAAAATCGTCCGCGGTGCAACGTCAGCCGACTGGACGATATCGACAATCACCTTCGGCTTCGTGCCCCAGCATGCCTTCACCCTGGCGACTTCAAATCCGTCTGCGACCCTGACGCCGTCTGCCGTCGCCGGAAACATCACGCTGACCGCGGGCAGTTCGGTGTTTTCATCCGGCAGCGTGGGCCAGTACGTCGAAGCCAACGACGGCCTTGGCCGAGCCCGGATCGTCAGATACACGTCTGGAACATCCGTTGACGCCGTCACTGAACTGCCGTTTTTCTCGACGACGGCGATGGCCTCCGGCAGCTGGACACTGGAAACCGGCTACGAGGATGTCTGGTCTGGAACCCGCGGATATCCGAGATCGGCGACATTTCACCAGGGGCGCCTCTGGTTCGGCGGCACCAGGGACCGCCCGACGACGATGTACGCCAGCCGCGTCAACGACTTTTTCAATTTCAACCCGGGGCAGGCACTAGACGACGAGGCCCTGGAGGCGACCATCTCCACCGACAGCCTGAATGCCATCACCGGCATTCACTCTGGCCGGGATCTGCAAGTGTTCTCACTGGGCGCAGAATTCTCTATACCTCAAGTTGACCTTGAGCCGATAACGCCGACGAACATCGCCGTCAAGCGTGGTTCCAATCATGGCGCAAAGGTGGGCATCAGACCGCAGGGCTCGGAAAGCGGCACGCTGTTCATCCATAGAAACGGAAAGGCCCTATACGAATTTCAGTTCTCCGACGTTTCCGCGAACTACGTCAGCAACAATTTATCACTACTATCATCAAACCTCCTCGCCACGCCTACCGACATGGCGTTGCGGAAGGCAACATCCACCGACGAAGGCGACTTGTTGCTGGTCGTCAATAGCCTGGACGGCAGCATCACGGCCTACAGCTTTTTACGGTCTCAGAAGGTCATAGCGCCCAGTCTCTTCACTACATCGGGCACGTTCGAAAACGTCGGTGTAGACGTTACCGACATGTATGTAGTTGTTAAGCGAACGATTAACTCTGCAACCGTTTATCACGTCGAGAAGTTCGACGCTGACTTCACAACTGATGCGGCGCTACAGGTTGTGCCTGCAAACTACGGCTCTCCGCTGGTGAGGGGCGCGGCGCAGTCGGGTACGTCTCTCGAGATCGATGCGTTGACGGCGCAGCCGCAGGCAGGTGACACCTTCACGGTTGCCGGGGTGACGGGCACAAGCACGATCTCGTCGGCGACAACTCTGGCTGACGACGGCACGGGCACCACGTTTAAGTCCACGCTGACGCTTTCCGCGGCTCTCGCATCTTCGCCTGCGGACAACGCTGCGGTGACCTTCGGCACGGTTTCGGAAACCCGCAACCTGACGCATCTGCCAAGCACCAGCGTCAGCGTTATCGCTGATGACATCGTCTTGGCCGACAATACCGTGTCGGCGTCCGGCGTGGCGACGATTGAGAGGCCAGCCTCCAGTTATATAGAGTTCGGCCTCGACTACACGGTTCAGGTCAAGACGCTGCCCGTGGAAACCAAGCTGTCATCGGGCCCAATCACTGGGCAGAAAAAACGCATCATCGACGCCAGCCTGATCCTCGACCTGACGCAAAACATTTCGGTGTCGGGCAACAGCGTCACCTTTCGCACGTTCGACAGTTCCGACTTCGACGAAAGCGTGGACACCTTCACGGGCGTGAAATCGTCCGGGCCCTTGCTCGGCTTTTCCAAGACGGCTGCGCTGGAGTTCACCCAGACCAATCCACTTTTCTTCACACTCCTGGGGTGTGAATACAAGGTAAGCGTGGGACAATAATTATGACGATGGCAGCAGTTGGTTTGGCGATGTCGGCGGTGTCCGCCGTCACCGGCATAATGCAGGCATCAGCCGAAGCGAAGGCGGTGGAAGCCAATGCGGCGGCACAGGCGCAACTGGCAGGCCTGCAAGCCCAACGCGAGGCGCAGCAGCTGGAATCGCAGGCCCTGGTGACCAGGGCACAAGCCTCCCTGCAAATGTCACAAGCAGGCCTGACCGGCCTGGAGGGCGAGTTCGCCCGCCTCCAGCGCCGCGACGAAGCTAACACCGCCATGAAGACGGCCCTTGAGCGGGTAGCCGCCGTCAACGCCTCATCGGGATCTGGCATGGTCGATCTCGGGAATGTGCCGACCTTGGAGGCGCTGGGCACGGGCTTCGAAGATTTCCAGACGGCGACCGAGGCTGGCGATATCCAACGCGCCGCCAAGGAGATCCAGCGGCAGACCCAGATATCAGGCGCCGACATCCTCGGCTTCCAGGCCGATGTCATGGACGCCGACGCCAACTACATAGTAGAGCAACTGAACCCATACCAACAAAACGTCATCCGCCAGAATGCGGCGAACCAAGCCTCTGTCATCAAGTCCCGTGGCTTCACATCTGCCGCGGGTAGCATGGCCAGCAGCGCCTTCAAGTTCGCCCAGATCGGTGGATCTGGATCTGGATCTGGATTTGGATCTGGATCTGGATTTGGGTTCACCTGATCATGGCAAGGCGACCATTACCAAACCGACAAGTTAGAGGCGCCGTGCCGACATTTGCCTCGTTGCAGCCCGCAGGCTTGGTTGCTCCAAAGCGCACTGCGGCGGCTGAACGGGCGCAGCAGATGAACATCTCCGGTCAGCAGCGCACCGCCGCCCTTCAGAGCCAAGCCGCGGCGGATCTTCAGAACCGCCTCAACCAGATGACCAGCATGGCCTTCAACTCGGCTGCGGCGCAGGCGAAAGTCGAAGGCGAGGCCTATGGGGTACAGAACGCTCCATCTGCCGACCTGATTCAGAATGCTAACACCAAGGAGTGGGAGTACGATGCCAGGGGTCAGCCGGTTCCCGGCGACACCTGGACCGTATTTGGCCGCGCCGCCCGCAGCGCAGCCCTCGACCAGATGTACCTGGATTTGAGCGTCGATTCCAAGATTGCGATGGGCGGCATCACCAAGGCTGCATACGATCAGTCCGGCGCACCTATCAAGGCGCCTACGGAAGTGCAAGACGAACTGAACAAGCTGGTCGATGACACGAAGAATGCGGCGATGCAGATTTCACCTGTGCTAGCGTCCAAGCTCTACGCCAACCTCCGCATCGAAGGCCACAACGCCTTAAATGCATTTAACACCAAATACCTGACGCACCAAGGTAAGGTGCGGAAGGCTGTCGCCCAGCGGTCTATTGTTTTGGAACAGGACGCGGTGGTGACGGCCATAGAAGCAGGCAACCCTGAACTAATCAAAAGCATTTATGCAAGAGCGGAACATACCGCCGTCGTCAACGGCCTGGATTTCAAGGCCTTCGACGCAACCTGGGATAAGCACGTCAAAAAGGCACTTGTCAGCAACGGAGTTATGCGGGCGGTGGAAATGGGTCAATCGGCTGTGATCGACCACATCAACAACAACCACGGCAAATCTGATTTCAAGGGTATTGGCACCCTCGAACAGAGCCTCGCCCTTGGCCGAATATGGCAACATATGGATGACGACACCAAGACTGACTTTATCAAAGCACTGGATGACGCGCATAAAATTAAGACCAACAAACCCATTCTCGACAGGTCTGCGTGGGAGGCCAGAGAGAAGCACCGTGTCGCAGGCATTGCCAAAGAGTTCGCCATCGCCAGTCAGCGGCCCCTTAATCTGGGCGACATGGATGATGCCAACGCCACGTTACGCGCATCTGCGATGGACGCGGCGCTAAACAGACTGGGCCATAGTGAAATTGCCCAGAAAACTAGAACGGCGTTGCTAAAGACGAGAGACCTCCAGCCTGACATCGCATTGGAACTGGAACGCCGCAAGGCTGAAGGTACGCTCGAATATGAATATGTCGAACGTCTCATGGAATTGGGCCTGTTGCAAGGCGAACACGCCGCAAAAGCCATGGCAGACGTTGCCGCTAAAACAAACGAAAGCGGCGGGTTGAAACTGGCAAGAGATCACATTCGTCGGACGCTGAAGGTTGTCGAGCGGGAGTTCACGTCGGCAGATACGCAACAGGCGGACAGAGCCGCCCTGATGAAATTTAACGAGTACATCGACATGATCACCAACTGGCTTACCGATGGTCAAGTCGGCGAAAATGGAAAAGCGTATGGGTTCGCTGTGGGCGACCCCGTCAACGAGAGAACGATATTGGACATCGCCCGCCAGCTTGTCGGTTCCGACCGAATGAAAAAAGATAGGGCAGATGATTTTGAGGCAGCGGTATCTGAACTCCGCGACGAAAACAGGTACCCCGGCATTATGACGATGATCGGAATGGCGCCTCCTGGCAGTGACCCGGAAGCGTTTCTGCAAAGTAAAATAGTAGAAACAGAGTCCGAATACTGGTGGGGCTTGGGCGACCAAGTCCATGTAATTAACGAGAACAAAAGAACAGCGGCGAGGAAGTGGCTCAACAAATATAGGGCGGTTTTCAAGAAATACGGTAGCGATGCCGGATTAGATATAAAAGCAAAGATCCAGACATATATGGGGAGACGATAATGGCAGATCCCCTGAATAGCATTGTTACCGAGGTGCCTGGGTCACGACCGGATCTGCCACAGGTCAATCTCCCGCCCGCGCCAATGCCGGTCGTTGAGCAGCCAGACGTTGACACGGGGGAAGGGCCGCTGAAAATCGAAATACGCCCCGCCGCGCAGGTGTCAGACAACCCCAACGACATCAACAAGATGATGTTGAGGGCCTACGAGGATCAGAGCATCATCGGTGACGGTCAGCCTGTTGTGCAGCGTGGTCCAGACGGGAGCTATTCACGCATATCAGCCAACGCTCATGCCGCCCAGATGACGGCAGACACAGAGTTGTCATCACTATCACCGCCCGAGGAGGCCGTCGAGGAGGAGGCAGAGGCCGTGGCGGCTACGGAAGAGGACGAAGGCGGATTTGTGGAGGGCGTCCAAAACTTCTTCGCGGGCATGCCCGAAGGCCTCGTCGCGGGAGCGGCCAACGTAAACGACCTTATTCCGATTGGCGAATGGATTACGGAGGACGGCAGAAAACTAACCACGTTACGCGATGCCCTGGACTTCCTGGGTGAGTTGACGGGGCTGGATGCCAAGCCACCGCCAGCGCCTCCGGGTATGGCGGCTGCTTTTGGCAAGGGCATCGCGCAGGCTGTTCCAACCATGATACCGTTCATCAAGGCGTTAAAAATGGCGGGCAGCGGTGCAGTGATTGCCGACCTTGTCGGCGGCGGCTTGGGTGATTTTGCCACATCATCTGAAACTGAAGCTAATGACTTGGTGAGCCTTTTCTCAGCTATCCCCGAGGACTATGCCCTTGCTGGCCTTGATGTTGGGGAATATTCAGCTTTAGTACACAAGGCGCTTGAGGACTTCATTAACGCTGACCCAGGCTCACTTATAGACACGAATTTCCGCTCCCGCCTCTTTGCCAGCGTCCCCGGCCTTGTTTTGACACCAGTGCTAAACAAAGCTGGGCGGCTGGCTATTGCTGCAAAGGATTCGGGGTTAGGCGGGCAATTCACTCAGGTATTAAAGGAGTTCTTTGAAGACACGTCCGGCAGCGTGAAACTGCCCGGACAGGCTGCGGTTGCAGAAGACAACTTATGGGGTTTGATGTCGCGCTTCCGACAGGCCGCAACTGTCCAACCAGAGCATACAAAGCCTTTGATTATAAAAAAGACAAATACCAAGAACGCCACACGGCAAGCCAAGGGATTGGATGACGTTATATCTCGGCACCCAGAGCCGTTCAGTTCTGAAGAGGCATTCAGCAATATGTGGGCCGACGCACTGGGCGACACGGATGTCCCAATTCCGCCGTATCGGTTCATACAGATGGCAAACGAAGGCCGGTTGCACGATGAGATGCTCGACCTCACGCCGGATCAACTACGCATGGCTGACGATGGTCTGGAGTTTGCTAACGACTTTGCATCGCTTTACAGGGCGGGGGGCAACGCCCAAGCCGATGCCACAACCACTGCCAAGCTGACCCTTTGGGGCATGTTGTCGAGAGGCGTATCGCCGAGTGTTCAGGAGGCGGGATTTCTTGATGCCATCAACGGCATAGAGCCGTTTATTCAGGCAGCTTTGGGCGGCAAGTTCGACGACAAGATGCTGGTAAGGTATCTGGATTGGGCATCCGGCGTGATCAAAGAGGGATCATTTGGACGGGGCACACAGCATAACTTGAATGCGTTTGGTAAGGATTTCCTACGGAAGATGGGTGCTGGCGAAGCAGGCAATTCGCCGCTACAGCAATTCCACGATCTACTCTCTGACCCATCTGTCTCATCCAAGGATGTTCGCCGCCGCTTCTATGAGTTGGCTGATGACCCAGGCATCAACAACAAGGTGCTGTCCTTTATGATGCTGCTGGCTGGCCGCAAGGACGTTGTTATAATCGACCGCATCCAGGCCAAGGCATTCTTTGATGATGGCCGTTTTGATGACCTAAATCTATGGGATGGTGAGAAGGTAAGGACTGGGACAGATAAACTGGCAACCAAGGCCGGGACATCTCTGGCAGAAATATTCAAGGGCCATAGAGGCCTGCTACTTTACGAACAGATCGAAGCGGAACTGGCCCGTCAGCTGCCGAAGGGCGTAACCGCTGGCGAATGGCACTGGAAGACTTGGGTTAAGCGCGGCAACCAAGAAGCGGACCACGCAAGTTTGCTGGGCTTGATCAAGCAGGCCAGGGGCGACTTAGACCCGTATGTCGGCGCCAAAGCTAGAGAAGGCAGGTTCGGCACATGGAACTACGGCTTCTCTCAAGTGAAAACCAAGCGCGGGTTCCGCTTTGAATATCCGGCCAGCGATGGTACAATTTACACGTTCACAAAAGACACGAAGGAAGCCTTGATCTCCGACATTAAGAAGCGGGGTAGTGGCGTCATACCCAAGGGATTTAGCGTCCAAAAAGCTGGCAAAGAAGGCAGGCCTTGGACAGAAGCGGAAGGAGTTGATCTTGGCAAACTCGACGAACTCATCAGAAAACACGGACGAAAGAGCGGCTCTACGCAAAGCGGAGACGGAACTGTTCCAGCGTCTGGCGAAGGTCGTGCAGCCGCTGGCCCCAGAGGCGGACGAGGACGAGGCCGAAGAAAGCTAGACGCCCCGCTTAACCCCCCCAAGGCCGGGAGTTAAGCCATGGTAAATCTCACAAAAGCCCTCAAAGGCGCGCTCGATGACGTAGGCAATCCAGAGCCGAAGATCAGCGGCGTCATGGACGACGGCGATGTCATCAAGCATGTTGGCGAGAGTATCGTCATCCGCCAGCCGACGCATGAGGAAGCGAACGAAATTCTCAAAGCGTACCCTGGCCACAACCTCTTTGGCCGGTTGAGCGGCAAAATCAGCGGCAAGCCATCGCCCACTAAAGGTGTTCCGTTTCACGACATCAACATGGAGCGGATCTTTGGCTCCGACACCGTCAGCGATGCGACGATCCGAGGCCTCATTGATGGCGTAGTCGATAGCATCAAGTCGAACCTCGACCACAATGTGACCAGAACCTTTGCAGAGCTGCAAGAGAAAGCCGCCGCACTGGGCATGGACCGCACCTTTGAGGTTTTGGAAAAGGGCGCCAGCGCGGCTACGCTAAAAGATCTCGACGTAACCCTCACCGCTGTTGGTCATGCCCACGTTCAATGGGCTTTGGCCGTCAGGAAATCGTTCGGCAAATACCTTAATGCTCGGGCCAACGGGAGATCACAGGAAGAAATCGACCACCTGTTCTCGGTCGCGTCAGCTGGCATGGCGGCGCAGGGCGTCTTCGTGCAGAATTTGATTAACATGCGGACAGCTACCGCCCGCGGCCTCGCGTCAACACGACAAATCGCGATGGCAAACGACCAAGCCGCTGCGCCCCTTCTCGACCTGATCCAGAGAGGCCAAAGGGTTGGCCAAGACGCGGACCCGATTGCCAAAGATATGCTAGCCCAGGCCTACATCAGGATGCCTGACCCGACGCAACAAAGTACGTTCGTCAAGGAGCTTGCAAGCAAGGGACGGCTGACGGCTGACATGATTGTCGAGGTCTACGTCAACGGCCTACTGGCATCACCCGTCACTCACATGGTCAATATATTGTCGAATGCTTTGAACGGCTCCTTGGCCGTACCCGAGCGGGCTGTCGCCGCCGTCGCCGGGAGAGGCCGCACTCTTATTCGAAGCATGCCAGATGACGAGCGTGTCTTGTTCGGCGAGGCGACATCCTACGGATACGCTTTGATGTCGAGTTTTGGCGAGGCCTTCCGGGCGGCTGGCAGATCATATATGACAGAACTGCCTACCGGCGGCGTGTCAAAGCTTGAGTACAAGACACGCGCCGTGACCGGGGAAAACATGGCGCGGTTGATACCTGCGATGGATGCTGACGGCGCTGCCGCCCGCGGCATCGACTTCATGGCGAAGTGGTTTGTAAGACAACCCGGGCGATTGCTGATGGCAGAAGACGAATTCTTTAAGGCCATTTTCCGACGCGCCGAAATGCATGCCCTGGCGCATCGCCGTGCAGCTGAACTGGTGCATGGCGGCATGGATACCCGCGAGGCCGCTCGTATTGCCACCGACGAGATCGTCGTCAATCCCTCGCAAAAGGTGCGTCAACGCCTGATCGACGAGGCCTTGGACCGCACATATCAACAAGACCTTGAAGGTGGTGTGGCGAGGCTGGCACCGTTCTTCCAGTCTGCTGCGATGAAGCCCGTTTCGCCGTTCTACAAAACGCCGACAAACATCGCCAAGGCAATGATCGACCGGACGCCCCTTCCCCTCCTTGACGTGGTATGGGGCCAGACAGCTGGCCGCATGGGCATGGGCGATTCAGTGATCGGCAAGTTGGGCTTGTCAGATTTCCAGAAGGCCGTGAAGGAAGGCGGGCCTGCCGCCGACATGGCCATGGGGAAGATGGCCTTCGGGTCCATGCTTCTTGGCAGCGTCTACATGCTGATGGAGAGCCTGGAGAACTCCGGGCCAGTTAAGGAGGAAGGCGACATCCGGGTGACGGGCGGCATGCCCGTGGATAAGAAAACCAGGGAGGCATGGCAGCGGGCAGGCATCCAGCCATATTCGATGCATAGCCGTAATGCTGACGGGTCTTGGACGGCTGTCAGCTTCAGCCGATTTGAGCCGGTGTCGGGACTTCTGGCGATTATGGCTGACTACCGACAACTCGCGAAATACGAGGGCGCCGACAATCTCGGAGACATAATGACGGCGATGACGGCGGGTGTGTACAATTACGTGGGGACTATGCCCATGATGCAAGGCATCGAAACCCTGTCGAATGCCGTGGCGTTTCGCCCCAAGGGCGTCGGCGGTCTGGAGGCCCTCGCAGGCGCCTTCGCTAAAGTCTACACGGGTGCCGCGCTGTCCACGGCTCAAAGTGCCGTCACCCTCGGCACCATGCCGCCAACCTTGACGAAGCTGATCGAAGGCGTGACAGATCCACAATTCAGGAGCCATCTGCCGCCAGAACATGGCAATACGTTGATCATGCGGAATATCTGGGGCGCGATCCAGAAATGGCGTGATGGCATTCCGGGCATTTCGCAGGGCCTCCAGCCTCGGCTCAATCGATGGGCCGAAACCGTGCGCGGCCTAGACATGCCCTACCTGCCAATTCGGGTAAGGACAACTGACCACAGAAAAGTTGATGTTGAACTCGTTAACCTTGGTGATGGCATCACTATGCCGCAGCGAAAAATAGAAGGCGTTGACCTTAGTGCAGAACACTACAACCGGCTGTTGGAATTGTCGATGAGGCCAGATTCGTCAAGATTTTACAAAGGCCGGAGAAACCCGCCCACCCTGCTACAACAAATCGACGCGCAGGTATTTGGTGCTGGCGAAACCGTGTACAACAAACTCGACAAAGCTGCGAAAGTATCCCGAATGCAAAGCATAGTTACTGTGAGAGATGAAGCCGCGAGATCACTCTTGTATCAAGAATATCCAGATTTGAAGACCGCCATCGACGAGAAAAAAGCAGAACGGGCTGGCGGTATCGCTGGCGTTGGGTTGGATTTTTAGATATACAAACGACAGAGGAACTGATTGATGACTGTAGCAGCGGTAACAAGGAGGGTTCAGTACACGGTCGGCGGCAGCGGCCAAGCTGGCCCCTATGCCTTTACGTTTACGGTATTGGATGAGGGCGACCTCGCCGTCTACCAGGGCTCTACCACGTCATCTACGCTGAAGACGTTGACGACCCACTACACTGTCGCGCTTTCCGCTGACGGCACGGGTTCGATCACGTTCGTTGGTGGACAGGAGCCGACGACAGCACAGCTGATTACTATCATCGGCGACAGAGCTATCAGCCGGACAACGGACTTCACCGCAGGTGGCGATATCCGGGCATCGACGATGAACTTGGACCTGGACGCCTTGACGGTTCAGCAGCAGCAACTCGACGAGGCCATGGACCGCGCTGTACAGGTTGAGATTTTCGGCAACCGAGACTGGTCATCCCTAGGCCCCCTCTTCCTACCTTACGATACACCGGCAAACAACAAGAACAAGATCTTGGCCTACGATGCGACAGGCGCTGCCCTGACGACATCAGTGTCAATCGGTGAACATCGGGGCAATTGGGCCGCCGATACCGCATATGTTATCAGGGACGTAGTCCGCGATAGCGGTAACGGGAATGTCTATTTTGTGAATGAGGCCCATACCTCCTCCGGGTCGTTACCAATATCCGGCAATACCGATGCTGCAAAATTCACCATCATCGTTGACGGCGCTTCCGCAACCACCAGTGCGACGGCGGCGGCGACATCAGCCCAATTAGCAGACGACTACGCTGTGAAAGTGGACGGTGCTGTTACTGGATCGGACTTCTCAAGTAAAGCCTGGGCTGTAGGCGGCACTGACGTTACCGATACGGCGTCAAGAGGCCCTGCCAAAGAATGGGCAATCAACCCCGAAGATCAGACAGTCGATGGCACAAGCTATTCCTCTTTACATCACGCTGCTAAGAGTGCGGCATCAGCCACGGCGGCCGCTTCCAGCGCCTCGTCCGCTAGCACCCAGGCCAGCAACGCCTCGACCTCGGCCTCGTCCGCCAGCACCCAGGCCTCCAACTCCTCGACTTCAGCCACGGCTAGCGCCTCAAGCGCGTCGGCTAGTTCGGTTTCCGCTGCGGCCTCTGCGGCTAGCGCTACTGCTGCTGCATCATCGGCGGCTGCGTCGGAAGCGGTCCCCATGGCAATCGCGTTAGGCTAGAAAGGAAAAATCATGGCTAACACTTTTAAGCTCGTCACGAAGGCGAATGTGACCAGCGCGGACGTTATCTATACCGTTGCCGCCAGCACCACGGCTGTTGTGATCGGTCTGGTGCTCGGCAACACAACCGGGTCTGCGACGACAGCCACTGTCAGCATTGGCACAGATACCGCCAATCGGGCCGGCAACAACGACGAGTCCAACCAGACCGTCGAGCTGATCACTGGCACGGCGATACCGGCTAATAGCTCACTCGAAATAATGGGCGGCAACAAGCTGAATCTGGAGACCACAGATACGCTCAGTGTGACCGCGGGCGCATCCACTGATGT